GATGTCGTTACTCTACAATACAATTTAGCCTCTGCAAGTGTAACTGGCTCTACTACTGGAGCATTATTAGAAAATTGGTAATCATTCCTATAACTATACATATTCCCTTTTTTACAAATTTACATTAATTATAATAAAAAACCCCACCGATTAAGATGGGGTCTTTATTTTAGATGGATATATATTATCCTACGTTTCCTAAGTCAGCATAGATAGCAGATGTAGTCAACATTAAGTTGATGTCTTCGTAACACTCAATACGAGCAGTTACTAAGTTCTTTTGGAAGTTATCTCCATTCTCATAAGAGAACTCAATAGCTAATCCTTCAACTTCTACTCTTTCGATGTAGTTATTGTCGATAATCAATACTTTGTCATCAGTTACCCAAGATGCAGATACTACTGGAACACCCCAGATAGTCATGCCACCATTTGCGTTTACGATTACGCTACCGTTACCAGCATAGTAACCAGCATCGATTGTAGCTTTCAATAAACGACCCATTTGTGTTTGGCTTACTAAAGCAAAAGAAGGAACAAAGTTTGCAGTCTTTTGATTACCAATGTAATCAACTAATTGCTTTAAATCGTTTGTTTCTGCAGTTGTAGTAGAACCAGTTGCAGCAGATGATACAGTACCGAAGAATGCAGCGTTCTCAGCCTTAAAGAAATCTCTTTGTAACATTCTTGGTAAAGTTTGAGTCATAAAAGGTAATGACTTCAACATTTGCTTAGAGAAAGTTGAGAAACCAGCTAAGTAGTCGTTTACAACTTTAACTTCAGTTAAAGAGTAGTTGTTCTCACCTTTATCGTTACCTTCTGTTTGGTTAGCGATGTTATTAGTTAAACCAGCGTTCTCACGATAGTAAACATACAAACCAGTACTTGAACGTACAGTAGGGATTAAATCTCTAAAGTTAATGCTTTGTGCTGGTTGGATAGCTGGATTAGGAGCATAAGTTGCTACTGAATCACCAGTTAAGTTACCACTCAAAGTCATTGTCTTAACATCAGATAAATCCAAACGGAACTTACCGTTTGACTTTAAAGACTTCTCCATTGCATCCATGTTACCATCTAATTTTTCCATGATAACCTCGTCAATGTACTTTACTTCTTTCTTAGCAGCTTTCTTTTGAGCAGCTAATTGAGAATCGATTTGCTTTTGTAATTCGTCTTTTACAACGCTTACAGTTGCTTTTACTTCTTCAATAGAAGCGTTTGTGTCAGCTTGAAAACCTTTAAGGTTCTCTGCCATTTCGTTAATTAAATTTTCCATTTTTACTTTTTAAATAGATTGTTAAAATGCTTGATTGCTTTTAATACTTCTTCATTACTTTTCTCCTCTACTACTGTTTCGGTCGGCTCAACTGCTAAAGCGGGTTGAGTGATAGTTTCAACAACTTCAAGTTCTAATAATGCAGCTTGTATTTGTTTTATTTGAATCTCCATTAAGGCAAAAGTGTCATCTGTAAAGGTTCCACCTCTAAATGCCTTAATCAAGTTTTCTAAACGCAAAGATAAAGTTTCCTTATTTTCTTTTAATTCACCCTTAAACCCAAGAGTTGGAGTTTCTGGGTTAGCACCCCAAAGAACTGCTGAACCTTCATACAGTTTTAATTCTGTAATTGTTCTAACTCCAGTCTTTTGGTCTACTGTGCTTTTTAATGTAGTAAAACCGATTGAGTGTTGATTGATTAAACCAGCCTCGTAAAGTTTGATTGCATCTTCGCCACACTCTGTTTCGATTAAGTCAGTAACTGCAACAAGCATATCGCCTTCAACGTACAATTCTTTAGGCTTACCTAAAGTATGTGCCATATCGGCTTTATGGTCTACTAATGACCAAATCATATTCTTGCCCTCTGGTCCTCTTTCTTTTATTGTTTTTGTAAACGCTTCAGCTACGATAATATCGCCATCTAAATCTACGTTTCCTAAACGAGACCAACACGCTTTTACTGTTCTTGTTTCTGGGGTGATGTCTAATATCATTTCATCATAACCCTTTTGCTCGATTTTACTCATAAAACAAAGTTATTATATTTTTTATTATTGCAATGCATCCGCTACTAAGTTTCCAATTGTCATTCCTATTACGTTTCCAAGTAAACCCCAAATTACTCCAGCATCTCCTTTTGGCGGATTGTTTTGTAGTGTTTGTAATTTACCATCGCTACCTCTTACTGCCTCATATCCTAAGGTACATCTGCAATTACATACGTTAGCAGCACGAGCAGTTGAATCGCCTGGATGTAACATATAATCTACAAATGTTTTACCCTTAACCATAAACTTTTCATCCATAGGAACTGTTACTCCGTCCATGTGTAAATGGTCAGCACTATCTCTTGGTATTCTACGAGTTCTGTTATCTCTTGTCGCTATCCATTCTTTAACAGTAACTAAGCCAGTAGACATTGCACCAACCATTGAGCCAGTATTAGCTGCTCTTGATGTTTCAGTCCTTGCTATAAGTTCTGCTCTATAATCTGTAATACCAGATACTCTTAGCATTGGGATTAGTTCGCTTATAGATAAGTTTTGTCTTGCACCTTGTAATAAGAAGTTTCTTATTTGTTCCTTTGTAGTGTCGGTAATATAAGATGCTAATTGGTCTAATCCTTTAGTTTCTAAGTATTGTAAAATAACATAAGCAAATAGGTCTGTTTTAGCTGACTTTTGCTCGAATGGTCCAGAATAGCCCTTTGTAGCCTTTTTAACGTCCTTTTCTGCTATTAAAGCCATCTTTGTACCCAAAGCAACGTGGAGTTGCTTAATGGTCTTTTTAAGGGCTTTATCGCTTATTGCGTCATAGTCTTGTGTACGGCAAAACGTATCTACTTGCTTTTGTAGTTCTTTTTTGAACTTAGGCGAGTACTGCTTTAATGCGTTTGCATAAAGTTTACGATAGTCTTGCCAAATCATTTACTCTGGTATTTGTAATGGTTGGAAATCGTCAGCTGATTGAAGTGAAGATGGAATGTAAAGTTTTTCCATTTCCGCTTCTGGTATGTAGTCTGGTATTTCAATTCCCATAATATCCATTTTTTGTTTTGGGGCAATCCACCACGCTTTATCTAACCATTCTACTTGCTCGTTCTTGTTTGCCTCAAGTTCTCCATAAATAGATGCATCAAAATCTACATAAATATCAGTTCCTTTATACCCCCAGTCAGAATGTAGCTTTCTATTGATGTTATCTCTAATACCAGTTAATAATGGTAACGCACAACGTAATGTCAAAGCCTTCTCGCCTTCTCTTTGGTTATTGTAGGTCTTGTTGTCGCTATCGTTTAATAATTGTGCCGGTACTCCATAAATATTGCAAAGTGCTTTCATATCCCACTTCTCACTCTCAATAATGTCAAGTTCTACCGGACTTAATCCTATTTGTTTCCAATCTACTTTATATCCACTTACTGCAATAGAGTTAAAGTTACTTGCACCACCTTTCTCACTAACCGCTTTCTTTAACGCTTGTGCTTGTTGGCTTCCACTCATTGGGTCAAATCTATCATCGTTCATAAAAAGAACTCCAGCTGGACCTCCATTCTGGAAAGATGCAACCGCTGCTGTCTTGGCTTCGTTCGAACGAGTCAAGTTTTTCGCAGCAGCCATTAACGGAGATTGACCATATAATTGATTGCCAGTAGTATTCCATTGTGGGTTAAAGTATTTGTCTTGTAAAATTTCTTGTTTGCTAAAATCCCAAAGCGGTCCATAGTTTAATTGATAACCAGCTATCGTTGGAGGAAATTGTTGAATATCTGCAATGATATACATATACTGTGCTGGTAAAACGTACAACTCGTAAGGTTTGCCGTTATTGTTACCGCCTTCAATCATCTTAGCGTAAACAAAAGAGTTGCCAGTTACTAATTTGAAACCAGCCCAAGCCTCAATGAAATCACCCCAAGTATCTTGCTCATTAGGGTATTTTAATAATTGATTTAATCTTGCATCGTTCTTATATATTTCAAATGCTTTGCTATGTAGCTTATGTACTTCTTTCCAGTTCTCAATCTTATCTGGTTGGCTCATTAAAGCCTTGTACTTCTTAGCGGCAACTTCATCTACTACCTTGTAAACATGCCAGGGGGCTATCTTTGCTTTATCAGTAATTAACTTTACAATTGAATAAACTATATCGTTTGCTTGGTAACCATCATTTACAAAGCTAATGTTATCTCCACCTTGCCACGTTACTATCCCTTGTTGTATTGCTACTTGTCCGTTAAAAGGTATGTTTGGCAAAATAGTGTTTAGCTTCTGTTTTGTTTTCAAGAAGTCAAATAATCCCATTTGTGTATATTTTAGTCAAAGTTAGTAAAAATATTATAGGATTAACATAATTCAATATTTTGTAACAAACCTCTCTTTAGTCTGTTATATAATTGATATTGACTTAAATTAGTTGTTTTTCCATAATCTTTAATAGAATTGTATTTTATACCAGTTATCTTATCAATTACTTGTTTATGATTTGCTTTTTGTATTAAACCGTTTTTATAAGCGTGATTTATATTTTCAGTATGTGTTGCCCATTCTAAATTTTCAACTCTATTATCTAATTTATTACCATTTTTATGATTTACACATTCTTTTTTATCTGGATTAGGAATAAAATGTTTTGCTACAAGTCTATGTACAAGCATTTTTTTTCTATCTATCTCAATTATAGCGTATCTATGCTTTTGTTGTTTTAAAATCCTTTCTGGATATTTTTTTGTTCCACCTTTATAAAAAGGGACAACCCTTCCAGTAGTTTTTACATTACCTAAGTTAGATATGTAATAATCTTTATGTCCTTCTATTTCTTTGTATATTTCATTTATCATACTGCAAATATACATAAAATCAGAACACCGAAATTGTAAATTT